CGCGCTTTGCACGTCCTGAGTACAAGCAAATGATTGACATTTTTTATAAACACGGATTTATTTCACTCGGTAAAGAAAAGAACTATGACTGGATGCACTTCGAGATTGGCGGTTAGTTCCGTTATTCTGTCGCTTTTATTGGCAATACTTGCGACAAGTTGCTCGGTAAATTACCACGTACGTAAAGCCTTTAAAAAAGGTTACAAATGCGACGAGGTTGCCGACACAATTCAAATAACTTCGGTTGACTCCATTCCGTACGTTTTAAGAGACTCTATTATGTGGGAAAGGGTATTAGTCCAAAAAGATACAATCGTGCGTTACAAGCGTTCTTTCGTGCCTCAAACGCGATTTGAGAAGCGTATTGAGTACAAATTAAAGCGAGATACCCTGCGAATGATTGAAAAAGTCGAGGTTGTCAAATGGAAAACTGAAAAGCGCAAAAATACTAAACCTAACATTTTATTACTAGTTTTAGGATTTGTAATTGGTATGGCCACAAATTGGCTACTTAGAAACTTTAAGCCTAGCTTATGAAAAAAAATAAGGGCGGTCGGCCTGTAGTTAGTAAGGGCGTGCCTAGAATTAGGCTTTGCCCAGAAGAGCTTGCGTTAATTAATCAATACCGAGCAATTAAAAACCAAGCAAATAGCTTAGGACTAGACGAAAAAGATGTAAAACATGGCTGGCTCAAGAACAAAGAGGCCAGTCTTTTTTTTAAGAACCCGTCTTTTGGTAACGAGTTCGACGTTAATAAGATTGATTTTAAGAAACTATTTGAAGACGTACCGCCTTTGGCTATTGAAAAGCTACGTAAAGGCGAACTAAAAGGCGAATTTGACAAGCTAGTATTTACCGACGTACACGTAGGCATGGACGCAAGCGACAAGGGTCGTAATATGTACCCAACCGAATGGAACGAAACAATACTTTTCGAACGTCTTACCGCAATGGTGAACTTTACCCTAGAAAAACAAGAAAGCAATGTACTCTATATTTCGGATCTAGGCGACTTTCTAGACGGGTTTAACGGCCAAACAACTAGGGGCGGTCATGCGTTGCCTCAAAACATGTCAAACCAACAAGCTTTCGACGTGGCTTTTATGTTTAAGGTTCGTCTTTTAGAAGCCCTTGCACCGCATTACAAATTGATTGTATTTAGAAGCGTATGTAACGACAACCATAGCGGGGACTTTGCGTACTTCGTGAACCAAGCGGTTAAACACTACGTAGAAACGCAACTAAAAAACGTTAAAATAATTAACCAAACGTCGTTCATTGACTGGGAACTTGTCGGTAACTATTGCTTTGTTTCTACTCATGGTAAAGACACACACAATTTAAAACACGGATTTAAACCAAAGATTGATCCAAACCAAGTAAACAAAATAGTAGGTTATTTGAATAGTCAGGGCCTACTTAATAAAGGCTACGAAATCATTTTCGAAAAGGGCGACTCACACCAATACTTGTTCGACGCGTCAAGTTCGGACGTTTTTAAGTATTACAATTACCCCGCGTTTAGTCCGTCTTCTAATTGGGTTGCTACAAACTTTCAGCTAGGACGTTCTGGTTTTATACATTTTAACTACGGACTATTAACAAAATCAATAAACGAATACTTTTTTAAGTAAATTAGTAGACTTTTTCATAGTTCTGTTTTGAAGCCAGCCTTTCGGGTTGGCTTTTTTGTTTTATATTTGTACTACTTTAGTAATTCCAAAATAAAGTAAATCTAAGTTGGTCGCCCCATTCTATACGGATGGGGTTTTTTCGTATTATAATAGGATATTTGCGAATATTTGCGTACCTAATCGGGTATATTCCGACTAAATGCACATTATATTGCACCTTTTCGGGTATACAATTAAAAAACTTTGAAAAAAGTTTGCGTCCACAACCCCCGTCAAATAAAGAAATCTAAAAAAAATGTTAAAAAAAGTTGTTAAAAAGTTTGGTATGTTGTAAATAGTATATATATTTGCATATAATCTTTTAACAAAAACACTATGAACAAAGAACAAATTTTAGAACTTATCCGCAGTCAAGAACAAGAATTGTACAAAGACTTGCAAGAATGTAAAAGCCAATACGGCGTAGACCACAACCATACACGCTATGCATTAGGCGCGTGGGGTTCAGTATTAAACTTATTACAAACAATTGAGAACAATGAAGTTAATTAAAAAATATTCGTTTTTGTTTAAGGACTTGAACACTGACGAAAAGCAAATCTTAGGAAGCGGAGTAGTATTTATCTTAGGTACTGTCTTCTTTATTTACTTACTTGGGACGGCTACACCTCACCGCCAAGATGCAAAAACACGAAACTACCAAACATATTTTAAGCCTAAGTACGAACTACCAAAGTCTTACGCTAAGTATTCGAACCACGTTTATAACTCTAAATTTAAATAAAATGATTGTTACAGAACTAAAAGACTTTGAGGTCTACCGAGACACGGACAAGAATTTTGTGTACTTATTTGTTACTCTTTGGGACGAAGGCGACACGGACACGAACGCCGAAATCTTAGCCGAATACGAAATAGAAATTTACGACTCTTATTCTAATTACAAAATCACTAAAAAATACTACAATGAAATCCTTACAATCAAACAAACGCGAGACTGCGACGACTATCTTGAAAAAATCTACGAAGCAAACACATTCGAAGACGCCTATGTTCAAGAATACAACGACGAAGGGACTTGGTGGTTCATTTAGAGACTACCAATTGAATAGGTACTGGGATAACTTTAACTTTGGTCTTTATAACCGAATTTGTAAAATTAAAATGGCTCAATTATGACACCTAAAGAACACGCAGAACAATTGTACAATATTGCTCTTATGCAAATACCCGAAGAAGAAAACGAAAAAGGATTGTTTAAGAATAGATTAGTAGCTAAAGAAATTGCTTTACTTATGGTCGACAATTTTAGAAGATGGCTTTGGCATTCGTACCCAGTAAAATACGGACACGACCATTGGTTAAACGTTAACAAAGAACTATTAGACTTATGAAATGGAAACTAACTTACTTCGTCGGATCTAAAGCCGTCGAAAGCTGGGTATTAAACTCGCAAAGCCTAGCATATTGGAAAAAACAAGACTTACTAGCAACAGGACGCTACGAATTAGGAAAATTTAAAGTTGAACAAATATGAACCGCCTTACCTCAATACACGAACTAATAGAAAAATACGGACTACTAGACAAGTCTAGACGCCGAGACTTACTTTTTAAACGATATTACCTTTACAATGAATTACGTACCTGTGGGCTTAGCCTTTCGGAAATAGGCCGTGTTTTCAACAAGAACCACGCTACAATTTTACACGGGTTACGCGTTCACAAAGACTTAACTAGTTACCGAGACGTTGACTACGTAGCTGAGACGTGCGCGCTTCAAGCCTACCTAGACGGCGCTGAGTTACCAGACGTATCGAAAGTGTTTAAGACGCAAAAAGACTACAATCTAAAGACGGACATACTCAAAGCCAATAACATGGTGTCCTTTAAACGTATTCAAAGACGGGTAAAAATGGGTTTTTACGAAGAAATTTTATAAGACGAACAACTTTTAGTCAAATAAAACGTTATATTTGTAGACGAGTTGGCTCGACACCATAAACTCGAAAGGAATTATTAACCCTTGTATTGAAACGAACGTCGAGCCTCGTGGATATGCAGGGGTTTTTTTATGTTTAAAATTTAATTATTATGAGAAGATTAGTTATTTACAATTTAAAAGAATGTTTCACGTTTGGTTTAAGGTTTAAAGACTTGGCCGAACTTGAACAAATGGTACAAACTACTGAATTAGCCTTAGACTTAGTAACACCTCAAAGCCTTACGTTTAAATTTATTCAAGCTAAAGTAGATCAAAGTGGCGTAATGACATTGTATTACGAATTTAAAAGTCCGTTTTAATGAGTGGATGGGTTAAATTACATAGGCAAATTCTAGAATGGGAATGGTACGACGACCATAATACATTTCGTTTGTTTATTCATTTGCTTTTAAAAGCTAACCACAAAGAAAAAAAATATAGGGGTATGCTATTACAAGCGGGAACTATTTTAACAAGTCGAGACATTCTAGCTTTAGAAGTTGGTCTAAGTGTACGTCAAACTAGGACTGCACTAGACAAGCTAAAATCGACCAACGAAGTGGCCATCAAAACAAGTGGACAAGGCACTATAATTCAAATAGTTAACTACTCGAAATACCAAGTAGAGACCAGCGAAACGACCAACGAGCGACCAACGAGCGACCAACAAACGACCAGTAACAAGAAAGAAAAGAAAGAAAAGAATAATACTTATAGCTTTTTGTCTTCGCTTTTAGAACATGGTTTTGACGAAAAGTTAGCCCGTGAATGGGTTGAAGTTCGTAAACAATTAAAGGCCGTAAATACTGAAACCGCATTTAACTCGTTCATGAGCCAAGTAAAAAAACACGGGGGCGACAAAAACCGAATTTTAAGAACTTGCGTTGAGCGTTCCTGGAATGGGTTTAACGATAATTGGCTAGAACAAGAAAACGACCGCTTACTAACCGCACTTAAAAACAATTAAAATGATACTAAAACAAGGCGACGCGCTGCAATACTTACTCGACGTAAGAGACGGCAAAATAAAACAAGGGCTTGGCTTAGATTGTGCGCTAGATGACCACCTTAAATTTAAACCTAAGCAACTAAACATAATTCTAGGACATGACAACGTCGGCAAAACGTACTGGATTAATTGGTATTTTCTTACCCTAGCTTTAAAGCATGACATTACCTTTTGCATTTGGTCGGGCGAAAATCAAAAGGGGCAAATACTTCGCGACATGGTGCAAATGTACCGAGGCAAACACTTTAACAAGCTGAGCCATTCCCAAATTGCGGGCGACGTTGCGTACTTAGAGCAATATTTTACCTTTATTGACAACAAGAATTTGTACAAGCCGCAAGAAATATTGGCGCTATTCGAGAAAAGCGGGTGCAAAGTTGGGCTTATTGATCCATTCACGGGGCTAGACCGCGAAATGTCGTTTGCTGGTAATTACGAATTTATGAATACAGCCCGCCAATTTGTCAATAGTACGGGAATGACTATCTACATAAACACGCACCCGAATACTGAAAGCGGTCGAAGCGGAAATTTGTATACTGAGGGTGAACTAAAGGGACATTTGAAAGCACCTTTAAAAGACCACGTTGAGGGCGGTAAGGCTTTCTTAAACCGATGCGATGACATGTTAGTAATACACCGCCTAATTAAACACCCCGAATATAAATTTAAAACGTGGGTTAACGTCGAAAAAGTTAAGGACACCGAAACGGGCGGTAAACATACAGAAATAGATTACCCCGTAGTTTGCGACTTTAACAGCGGCTTAGGATTTACAATTAACGGAATAGACCCCCTACGAAAACACCGACCCAAAGACATACAAAAAACAATAACGGACGGCATTATGTCAACAAGCCAAAAATTACGCAACTTAAACACTTTTTAAAATGGAACTCGATCTAAAAATTATTTGGGCTAAGAACACTATTTGGGTAATCCGCGAACGAATAAAAAACGTAAGGTTAAAACTCGAAAAAGACAAGCCAGACGCAAAGGACTACATTAACGGCGGTAAGGATAGCGAAGAGCAATTACTAAAAACCGAACTTGTAATAATCGAAATGGAAAACGAAATAGTAAGTTTGAACCGCGAGTTAAACCAACTAGCTAGACGCAACGCTCAATTAAGGATAGCTTACGACGAACTTAAAAACGAATTAAAATTTAAAAACGTAGAATTATGAAAATAGCATGGTATAGCTGTGGCATTACAAGCGCCGTTGCATGTAAGATAGCCCTAGAGCAATACGGAAAAGACAACGTAGAACTTTATTACATGGTAATAGACTCAGCGCACGAAGATAACGAACGCTTTATTTTGGACTGCGAGCAATGGTATGGCAAAAAGATTAACAAAGTACGAAGTAAAAAGTACGCCGACCAATTCGAGGTAATAGAAAAAACAAAATATATCAATGGCCCAGCGGGTGCAAGGTGTACCCTAGAACTAAAAAAGAGCGTGCGTTACGAAATAGAAAAGCAACTAAATTACGACGGGCAAATTTTTGGCTTTGAGTTTTCACGTAAGGAAATAAACCGCGCAATTCGTTTTGGCCAGCAGCACCCTAACGCTAAGCCGTTGTTTCCGCTAATTGAACGTCAACTAAGTAAAGAAAATTGCGCCGAATTGCTACTAAAAAACGGAATACAATTACCTAAAATGTACTTACTGGGTTTTCACAATAACAATTGTATTGGCTGCGTGAAAGGTGGTAAGGGTTACTGGAATAAAATACGTAAAGAATTTCCCGAAGTATTCGACAAAATGGCTAACCTAGAAACAAAAATAGGCGCCACGTGCATAAAAGGACAAGCACTTAAAGACTTAGGGATAAACGACGGCAAACACGAACCGCCAATAGTGCCAGATTGCGGCACGTTTTGCGAGATAGAATTTGCCGACCTAATCGACCCGAATACCGACCCTATATTTAACAAAGAAATGAGTATAAAACAATTAAAACTATTTTAATGAGGTGTAAAAATTGCCGCGACAAGTTCGAACCAGTCCGCTTCAACCAAAAGTTTTGTTTAAAAGACGAATGTATTAAAGCCTTTGTAGAAGACGTAAAACAAAAGGAATGGAAAAAGACTAAGGCCAAGTTAAAGAACGACCTTAAAACGACAACGGACTGGCTTAAAGAAGCCCAAAAGGTATTTAATACGTTTGTTCGTCTTCGGGATCAAGGCAAACCTTGCGTAAGTTGCGGCGGTTCTTTAGGCGAAAAGTACGACGCTGGGCATTATTTCAGCATGGGCGGACACAAAGCCGTTACATTCAATGAAGACAACGTACACGCTCAATGTGTAACGTGCAACCGATACAAACACGGGAACTTATTAGAATACCAAATAGGAATAGAAAAGAGAATAGGCGCCCAAAGGTTACTAGAATTGCACGAAAAAGCGCACGAAATACGCAAGTATACCGCCGACGAACTGAAAGAAATTATATTGATTTATAAAAAAAAGATTGCAGAATTAAAATAAGTATTATATTTGCATCTAATAAGGGATAGGCGCAACAACTCCCGTTTTCAATAGAACGCTGGCAGCACGGAAAGACGGCATTTTTTTAACTAAACAAAACAGAACATGAAAAATTTATTTAAAGCTTTGGCAGCGTTTCAACAAGAAGTGCCAGTAATTCACAAAGGAACGCAAGGTTTCGGCTATTCTTACGCCGACTTACCCGCAATTTTCGACAAGATTAACCCGCTACTAAAAAAACACGGGCTAGGCTTTACCCAAATGCTAGACACTAAAGAGGGTATTGATTACATTGTAACGCTAATTTTCCACGTAGAAAGCGGTGAGAACCTAGAAAGCAAAGTTGCAATACCGCACGTAACGCTTAAAGGTATGAACGACTTTCAAAGCTTTGGTTCGGGGGTTACATATTACCGACGTTATGCCCTTAGTTCGTCTTTAGGACTTGTTACGGACAAAGACACGGACGCAAGCGGCGAACAAGTAAAGAAATTACCCGCTATTGATACAAAACGCTTTCAAGACGCGTGCAAAGCAATTGTAGACGGCAAAGTAACTAAGGAAAAAATTACTTCTAGCTTTACTTTAACCGAGTCACAAACCGAAATGCTCGAAGCCCTATGAATACTTTTAGAGTACGATGCTCGGCACTTGGAAAAGTAATGACGTCACCGCGTTCAAAAAGCGAACTACTAAGCCAAACGGCTAAGACATACGTAGAAGAACAAGTCTTACAAGCAAAATACGGAATAGTAAAGACCTTTAACTCGCGTTACACCGACAAGGGTAACCTAGTCGAAGACGAAAGCATTAAACTAGCTAGCGACGTCCTAGACTTGGGATTTATCTTGAAGAACGACGAACACTTTAGTAACGACTGGGTAACGGGTACGCCCGACGTAAACACGGACGACATTCTTCTAGACGTAAAAAGTTCTTGGGATGCTACGACTTTCCCGTTCTTTGCTACGGAAATACCGACTAAAGACTATTACTACCAATTGCAAGGCTATATGTGGCTCACGGGTAAACAAAAAAGTTTACTAGTTTACTGCCTAGTCAACACACCGCTAGACATGGTTCAAGACGAAATCCGTCGAGCGCACTGGAACGCCAATCTTTTAGAAGAAAGTTTGGATCTTATAGACGAAGTGCAAAAGCGCCACAACTTCGACCATATACCCGACAACCGCCGTGTGAAAGTCTTTGAGGTCGAACGTGACGACGAAGTAATAGAACAAATAAAAGAACGCGTCGAACTATGCCGCGAGTATTACGAAACCCTTTACAATTTCCTATGAACCAACAAATAGAAGACAAAATAGTTTTACGTGTTTTGGCCCGTTTTAACGAACGTTCGAAACTCGGAATAATGAAATACAACACAACGCTAGAAAGAAACGACCTAAGCACCTTAGAATGGCTCACACACCTACAAGACGAACTTATGGACGCGACTCTTTACGTAGAACGACTAAAAGACGAAGTAAAACAATTTAAACAAGGATAAGGGGTAAAAATTGCCACATATCTAAACACGAAATGTAAAACAAATGCCGTAGACGTGCGGAACGTAGCCTGCCGAGTAAGTGTCGGTTCTCATCGTAGGGAGATAGAGTTATTGCCTTCTTGAGCGAAAAAGGCTTTTTTAAACTAAACACAATACAATGAAAATAGAAATCACCCACTACGGACACAAAGCCAGCTACGAGTTCGACCACGAGGATGTAGAGCTTGATGACTTGATTTACCACATTGAGCAGTTGATTAGATTAACTGGATATTCAATTAACGGAACATTACAAATAGTAAACGAAGAACAATGAAAAAATTTAACCTAGAGTCTTACAAAGA